AAAGATCATCCATGTGTGTCAAGAGCGTATCCGGCAACTGGACGCAGAAGCTAGCCAGAGCTTTTCTGATGATATAGACCGGGCGTTACGCGCGCACTTTCTAAAGGAGGATCAAGAAAATGATTAATGAAAACAGTACAAAGGAAGAAGTGTTGGAAGCGGTGAAGCAGAACGGATCGGCGTTGAGGTTTGCAAGTGAGGAATTAAAAAACCAGCCGTCGGTAGCGTTTGAAGCTATGAAAAATGACGTGTACGCCTGTAGGTACGTCGGCAAAGAGTTAGTCGAGGATATAGTAAGTGTACTAGAGCACTGGGCACAGGGTATGCCTACAGTTTGGGCAGAAGCATTGGAAGAAAATGGCTGGATGAGAGGGTGGGTTCGATAATGATTAAACCAACTTTAACCTATGACCCCTTAACGCAAGAGTATTATTATAAATGCAGTCGAGAAGAGAAGGACATACCAAAACAGTGTCGGATGAAATGGTCCGCTGGTAACACGGCTTGGAAAACTAAAGACTGGGCATTAGCCATGAGAGCCGCAGAGCTTTCAGGCATCGGTACCGAGATGTTTAGAGATAAACTTTTACAGCCACCAGCTCGACTCACCCTACCAGATTTCTTATACGACTACCAAAAAGAAGGCATCCAAACGATTGTGGCCAATAAAAACTTATTGCTTGCTGACGAGCAGGGGCTAGGTAAAACTGTACAAACCATTGAGGCGTTGCGGTACATGGACGTCCGGCGCATTTTAGTATTGTGTCCGGCGTCACTAAAGTATATGTGGCAAGAGCAATTCGACCAATGGTCGGATAACTTACTCACCCAAGTAGTGGCCAACGGTAAGTCGGCAATCATAGCCACAAACAATGTGGTGATAGCTAACTACGATCTGGTATCCAAACGCTATATCTATGAGCAATTGAGGGCATGGTCGCCCGATATGGTGATCTATGATGAAGCGCACTATCTCAAGAACCCCACGTCCAAACGGGCAAAGGCCTCGTTTCTATTGGGAGCTAAAGCCAGCCGGCGATTGATGCTTACTGGTACCCCCATGCTTAATCGGCCGATAGAGCTTTATAGTATCCTAAGATTTTTAAAACGAGAAGCGGTTGAGCCATACGACAATTATAAAAAATACGGTTATAAGTTTTGTAACGGTAAAGAGGGCCCGTTTGGTTTTGATGTTAAGGGGGCCAGTTGTACCGACGAATTGAACTACAGACTCAAACGCACCGTGATGCTACGACGGTTAAAGAAAGATGTGCTTACGGACTTACCAAGCAAGACGATGCAGATTATTCCTATGGAGCAAACCAAGGACACTAAAAAGATAGTCAAGCAAGAAGGTCTGTTTGATGTGGCCAAGATTTTAGAAAAGCCAGATGCTAACCTTATCGGCGAGATGGCTACTATTCGGCGAGAACTTGGAGAAGCTAAGCTGCCACAGAGCATCGGCTACATTAAAGATGTGATGGCGAGTGGCGTTGAAAAGGTTGTGGTGTTTGCGTACCACAAGGTAGTATGTGAAGGGTTGTACGAAGCGTTTAAAGACGACGGAGCAGTGCTAGTCTATGGCGGTACTGCGTCAACAGATCGCCAACGCTACGTCGATCGGTTTCAAAAAGACGTCGACACTAAAGTTTTTATCGGCCAGATACAAGCTGCCGGCACTGGACTCACCCTAACCGCAGCCAGTCACGTGGTATTTGTAGAGAACAGCTGGGTGCCCGGAGAGATGGACCAAGCCGTTGACCGGTGCCACCGGATTGGCCAAGAAAATAAAGTTATTGCGCAGGTTCTCGTCGTGAAAGACAGCATCGACCATGTTATAATGAGGTCTATGTTTTTTAAAAAGAGAAAGATTAAGGAGGTATTGGAGTAAATGGAAGTAATTGACCACAGAACGGAAAAACTTAGTAAGATTGTTAAGCTAGAAAAGAACTTAGACATGGCTGCTCAATACGCACCTCGACTCGTTAAACGTTTGGGGGTGGGTAGTAAACACGCTTTCCCAAGCTGTTATAGTTTCGACGCAACGTATGGGTATTTTGTAGCCAAAGACGGAAGCAAGCTCCCGGGTGCCAGAGTGCATATACACCACAATCTATTGGACTTATCGGTTGTAGAAAACTGGGGGCTATCATACATTGACGAGATACTTGACCCAAAGAACCGAGCATTAGATGATCTGGTTAAGCGCATGGCAAACTCGTTCAGAGCCGGAGCAACCCGTGTTAGTTGATAAAGCGAGAACTTTTGCTATTACGTACCATGAAGGACAGAAGTATCGGGGGCTGCCGTACATAGAACACTTGCGGCAAGTGGCCACGTTTTTAATATTAGAGCTTGACATTACCGAGGTAGACGCTGTTGCGGCGGCATACCTTCATGACATAGTAGAGGACACTCAATGTACTGCGGCACTGCTTGCTAGAGAATTTACCCCGGGTGTCACTACGATAGTTAAAGCGTTAACTCGCGACTCGGACGAAACGAGCGAAGACTATATCATGAGGATTCACCATGCCGGTCGTTACGCCATGGCAGTTAAAACAGCAGACCGAGTGTGCAATTTAAAAAACTTAATACTAGATGCTGAGGCGGGTAATCTAAAACCGAAACTAATAGAGCGATACGAACGTGAGCTTAAAACCATACGGGCGTATTTCCCTATGGAATTTGTAGCGCATATCAATGGGGTGCACAGCCATTTGAGGAGTGTACTATGAGCGCACATTCACTATTTGGCGCGTCATCCGCACAGATTTGGACCAACTGTACGGCGCAGCCATGCTTGGCTTCGCAAGCTAAAACGTTTGAGGAGCCAAGTTATTATGCTACCGAAGGGACCACTGCGCACAATATAGCCGCCGATATTTTAGAAGGCACGTTGCCCATAGAGGCCATCGACACATTATCTGATGAACTAGTCAATGCGGTTACAATGTACACTCAATACGTGAAGCGACACGTTAAGAAAACTAGTAAGCTATACGTAGAGCAACGTATCCGACTGGACTCTATTGACGGTGGCCGCTTTTTTGGCACGGCGGATGCTATCGTATCGTCTAAAAACACATTGACAGTCATTGATTTTAAATACGGCCAAGGCATTAGTGTGCAACCAGAGAACAACCCCCAATTGCTTTATTATTTGTTGGGCGCAATAGAGCTTGAGGGACTTGACATCATGTGCGGTAAAAAGTTTTATGTAGCGATTGTGCAGCCCCGAATGGAGAAAGACCCAATCCGTAAAGTTGAAGTGCCGGCTCGATCGTTGATTGCGTTTCAAGCATTTTTAGAGGGACGGTACGAGAAGGTGAAGGAAGACCCAGAATACAACCAAGGCCCGTGGTGCCAATTTTGTAAAGTGAAAGGTGTGTGTCCCGAGCTTAAACGAATTAGCAACGTCACGACTAAAACTGATATTGAAGGCGATGTTACTACGTTGCCCGAGGTGGAGCAGCTAAGCATGGAAACCATCAGCAAGGTGCTGGAAAATGCCAGTGCCATAAAGAAGTGGTTGACAGCGGTTGAAGCCTATGGTTATAATCTAGCTTTAGAAGGTTGTGAGATTCCGAGACATAAGTTAGTATTGGGTGGGCGAGCCACCAGAAAATGGATTAATGAGAGCAAGGTCGCAGAAGAATTACAGCGCGAATATGGCCTCGACATTTTTGATATTAAACTCAAATCTCCAGCCCAGATGGAAAAGTTAGTCGATGACAAGGAGGTTGTGCAAAAATATGTTATGGTCCCAGAGAAAAAACCAGTACTGGTTTCGGACACAGATAAAAGAGAGCCTTATAATTTAGGCAACGAGTTAACAAGTTTAATAGATTAAGGAGATTAAAATGGCAAACCAAGAAATTTTAGAAAAGGTAACGCAGGACGGGTATGCGTTAGCGTATGCAAGTGAATCTGATAAACTTGACAAAGCTGTGGTTCTGGCAGCAGTTAAGCAGAATGGGCGTGCGCTGTATTATGCGAGTCCAGTATTGCAAGACGATAAAGAGGTAGTACTAGAAGCAGTTAGCCAGTGTTGGGGGGCAATTGAATACGCAAGTACTCGGTTAAAAGAGGAAATTGTACACTCTTGGATTTGTTTAGAGTTACTGGCTAAATAGGTTTAATAGATTAAGGAGATTAAAATGGCAAAACAAAGTTACAAGAATAATGTTATTACACCAGTGGGTAAACTATCGTACCCGTATTTAGTAGATAAACTAAGTACGCAAATCGACGGCCGAGTTATTGAGAAATGGTGCGTTGATTTGTTGTTTTCTAAAGACACTGACCTATCGGCCTTAAACAAAATCGTTAAAGATTTAATTAAAGAGCAATGGCCAAAATTAACGCCAGAGATGGTGAAGGAGAGGGTTCGAGTACCCTTTAAAGATGGAAACGCTAACCTTGACAAAGAAGGTGAGATCAAGCCCGGGTACGAAGATATGATTTACGTTTCGCTTGACACTAAAAATCAAGCACCGCTTTTAAAAAACGCTAAGGGCGAGGTTATGACCCCAGAGGAAGGACGTAATGAGTTGTACGGTGGGTGTTACGGTCGCGCGTTAGTTAACGCAGGAACCTATGACCACCTCGGCAATAAAGGCGTCAAGTTTTATCTAGCCGCTGTCCAAAAGCACCGAGACGGTGAGCCCATGGGTGATGGTAAAACAACTTCGGCCCAAGTCGACCGATTGATGGAAGCGTTTGACGATCAAGAGGACGCAACAGATAACTCAGATTTGTTGAGCTAGGGCGCACTCATGCTATATATCGACTTCGAAACAAGGTCGTATTGCGACCTACCAGCCAGTGGTTCGTGGCGATACGCACAAGACCCAACAACCGAGATCTTGTGCATGGCCTACGCTTTCTCAGATACTGAGCCTAAACTAGTAATAGGCTCAGAGCTGCCAGATATAGTAGCCTTGCACATTGATATGGGTGGGATCGTTGAGGCGCACAACGCCATGTTTGAGCGAGCACTCTGGGAATCTATATGCGTAAAGAAATATGGATGGCCAGAGATAAAGCCAGAACAATGGCGATGCTCCGCAGCATTGTGCGCCCGATGGGGCGTACCCCGAGATTTGAAGACAGCTCCCATGGCCCTAGGGCTACAAGAAAATAAAGACACCGAAGGCCGGGCAATCATGCTTCAACTCAGTAAGCCCCGAAAGACTAAAGACGGGCTTGCCTATCTCGAGGACGATACTAAACTCAAGAAGCTGTACGACTACTGTTTACAAGACGTGCGTACTGAACGAGCAATCAGCCACCACTTCACCCAAGACTTTGGATTTGAGAAGAAAGTGTGGGCGTTGGACCAGCGCATTAATTACCGAGGCGTACCCGTTGATCGACAAGGTGTACAGAACGCACTAGAGCTACTCGCCCTATACGCCGAACAGCTTGATAAAGAAGCCAAAGAAATAACCGGCGGTATCGCAGTAAGCCAACGAGATAAATTAATAGAGTGGGCCAACGAGCGCAGTGTCGGTTTGCAGTCATTGACTAAAGAGGCCGTGGCTGATTGTCTCGACTGGGTGCAAGATAAAGAAGTCCGGCGCGTTTTGGAGATTCGGTCGCAATATAAAACTTCAACCGCCAAGTACCAACGGTTGCTATCCAGTATGTCAGAGGGCGATCGTATCCGAGATGCGTTTGTTTACTATGGCGCACTCACCGGACGATGGGCTGGCCGCTTGGTTCAGTTCCAAAATTTACCAAAAGGTTCCGTTGCGTCCGATCAGATCGACGACGTGGTGGATTCTGTGGTTAAAAAGGATATTGCCAAAATAAACGCACACGAGGTTGCCCCTATGTTGCAATTATCTAGTTGCATTAGGGGTATGATAGCGGCCCCTAACGGGAAGTCTCTATATGTGGCGGATTTCGCCGCTATTGAAGCTCGGGTTGTTTCGTGGCTTGCAGATTGCAATTTAGCGTTAGATCAGTTTAAAAAAGGAGAAGATTTGTATGTTACCATGGCCGCCAAAATATATAATGTTACAGAAGCCGAGATTACCAAAGCCCAGAGGCAGTTGGGGAAGGCGGCTATTCTTGGGGCTGGTTACGGTATGGGCCATAAAACTTTTCACCGGACCTGTGCGTCGTGGGGCATGGAGGTCTCGGAGGAGTTAGCCCAGTCCGCCATTGCCACGTACCGCTCCGTGTATAGTGAGATTCGGGACTTGTGGCGACACACCGAGCTGGCTGCTACAAACGCCATTCGGTATGGTAAGCCTGTGACTGCGGGGAAAGTCACATGGTTTATGCACGACGGTAATTTACACTGTAAGCTACCGAGCGGTCGGAGCTTGACGTATCGTAAAGCTAGGCTCCGAGCTAAGGAAACCCCATGGGGCGGTGAGAGCTATGAGATACTATATTATGGTTCCCGAGAGAAGGGGGCCAAGTGGGTTGAGATAGACACCTACGGCGGAAAGCTAGTGGAGAATATTACACAAGCGATTGCCCGAGACTTATTAGCCGAAGCCATGCTACGACTAGAGGATGCCGGGTATGATATAGTCATGCACGTACACGACGAGGTAGTGTGTGAGGTCCCGGACAACGCTACCAAGTCGTTGTCAGAGTATGAAGCTATCATGGCTGAGGTGCCTGCGTGGGCAAAGGGAATGCCTATTGACGTCGAAGGTTGGGTCGGTAAACGGTTTAAGAAATAGGAGTTAACTATGACATTGCATGATATTTCTTTAATAGCGATATTTATTTCTTTAATAGCGATATTTATATCATTTATCCCGTTCTTGAAAACTCTTTATGAGGACTATGGCAAGCCAGCCTTGCCTTGGAGGAGTTGTGAGACCGTTGAAAAAACAGAGGAACGGAAAAAATTGGAAGAATTAATTAAAAAATACAACGTGCCAACAGAGCTACAAAAAAACTTAAGTGCTGTTACCGAGAAGTATTTTTTAATGTGGTGGTTTAAGGCTGAAACTGGAAAGTTTGGTCGTTACTGGATTTATAGTCGCCAGCCCGATGGTACATTAGGTGAAAACAAAGGAGAAATAAAGTTCTTTGGAAGTCCTTTTGCCGTTTTCGAATCGGAGGATGAATTAAATGAAATGTGCGATGAAGAAGTTCAAGGTGAGCCGTTAAAAAGAAGAAGACGTGTTATGCAAGATAGATTTACTAGCTTATGATAATACTTTAAAAAATAGTCAAACTATGGTACACTATTAGTATGCGTTTGGTATTTATAACGTCTATGCCTTGATAAAATATGCTACCAAATGCGTACTAGGCCCGATAAATGTTTACAGCTTTTAAATCTTTTCGGACAAACTATTGGGCCCCATGATTAAAACTTCTATACTTACTTTAGACTTGGGGACTACTTGTGGCTGGGCATTAAAGCATAATAACCGTGTACACTCTGGGGTATTTAAACTAGCCCCCAGTCGGTTCGACTCTTACGACCAACGGTTTCTAACTTTTAATAAATGTTTGAAACAACTTTTAACTAAGCACTTTAAAAACGCTGATCTCAAAAAGCTCCAAGTGTTTTATGAGGAAGTAAGGCAGTCCCAAGCTCCCGACGCCGCCCATATGTATGGCGGCTATAAAACCGTGTTAACTTGTTTTTGTTTAGAACACGGTATCTCATATAAAGGCGTGGGCGTCAAAACGATCAAGAAGTTTATTACAGGCACTGGCTCCGCTGGTAAAGAGAAAGTTATGGATAGTGTGCGTAAACTAGGCCATTACCCAGAAGACGACAACGAAGCCGATGCCATCTCCATCTTGTACTACGGACTAGACTATTTGTCGTAGGGCGTAACCAAGCCAGTGTCAAGCATGATGTCACTGAGCTTTACGTTGTCTATATAGACGTCAGCCACTAGCCTAAAATACTTTCCTCGCTTAACCTTTTTCAATTCAATACGCTGGGCGTTAACTAATAAGTCCCTTAATTGCTCCCGAGCAGCTATGGCGTCGGCTTTATTCTCAGCGTCATTTAACTCAAACGCATCGTAGCCTGTTGGTCGGATAGGGATTTCTCGACAAAATAAATCTAAATCACAGTTTAAATTTACTTTAAACGTATCCCCGTCATGCACCTTGGTTACTTTCAAAACCTCTAGTTGAGTAGACTCTGAGATTGCTAGTTGACTAACCCCGAATATCGCCAGTATTGCGGAACCAATTGCATATAGTATTTTTTTTATCATCAGACAATCTCCAATTTAAACCCTGTAGGGTATGTCGCTAGTAATTGATTAAGTGTATTTTTAGAATACGACACCGCCAATTGCCGGGGGTGCCCCATAAACTCCCATTCTTTGCCGACTAAAATACACCCTTCAATATCCGATATAAAGTTACCCGCATGAATAAGTATGCCCGATCGCCCCGGAACATTTAACACGACAAACGCTTCGGGGTATTTCACGCTGGTATAATTAGTAACGTTGTATTGCCCACACGGGATGCACGACACATTCCGCATATTACGCTGCCACGGTAGCTCTAAGGTCTTACACACCTCGGCACCGTCCGAAGTGTGTATCGTTCCTAGTATCCCTCGGTTGCTTTCTATCTCCCGATTAAGAGTTAGCAAATGGGTCATTTTGTGCCTTGTCTAAATTACAAGCAATGACGTTTACTAAATTCATAACCGTTTTAAAGTTTTTATCTTTAACGGCTGAGGACACCGTGGAGGCAATGGCCGCCCCTCCGGTAATAGCCAACGCCAAACCTTGGGGGTCGTCTAAATACTTAACGCTAAGTCCAATCGAGCCTGCTCCCGAAGCGGCAAGTAAAACTTTGTATAGTGTTTTAAAAAATTTTGTCATAGTTATCTCCTTATTATTTATAGTACAGCGCGCTCATAAGGGCAGCAATAACGCTCAACAATCCAGTTATAAAAGTTGCGTTAATTCGCAATACAATTGTCTTAACGTTTTTTCGATATTCATCTAGTAATTGGCTTGTGTGTGATAATTCGCGTGCCATCTCTGCTACCCGAATCTCAAGTTTGTGGGCTCGTTCTGATACGTCATCTAATTTTCTTTTGTCATACTGGTCCACACAATCTGTATTATCGCACGTGGTTTGAATTGCTGTCTAGTAAAAAGTTGCCTACTTTTATGCTAACTTAATGAATCCAGTAGTGTTTGTATTTCGGTTTTTTCGTTTTCGGCCGCTACGTCTAGGTAGTGTGGGTTAGCCATAAGTAACGCAATTGCGGTTTTTAAATTTTCTTTTAAGGTACTTAACTCAGCTTTGTGCTGAATTGCGATATTATTTAGCGCATCCTGCGCAGTTAACATATTGTTATACGCGTTTAATAATTCTTGATTGTCTTTTATGTCTTTAATTGTCATTGATTGTTTGCTCCTTGGTGCTGTCCACCTTATATTCTACACCGTATTTGGTGAATTCGTCTACTGCTAATTTGTCTTTTCGATCGCCAAAAATTAAAATATTGTAGGTGCCGGATTGCTCACACACTATTTTTGCACGTTTGCCGCCTTCAATAACCTCGCCCCATGCTCGGCCAAAATGTTTAAATGCGTTAGCCCAAACAAGGCTATCTGTGTTAAGGTGTTGGAAGTAATCAGGTAAGTCAATGTAGTTTTCGCCTTCCTTACAATCAAGCTGGTACTTGTAAATATTGCCCCCTGCGCTTGGGGTCTCCACAAAGTAATGACGTAATCGGTGCGTATCTTTTTTTGCTGGGTCCGGGTGTTCAATGTCAAATGAACCTGAACCCTTCGATAATGAGCCGCTTACAATGGCATTGCCAACAACGTGTAATTTTTGACTTGGGTTTGAAGTTCCTATCCCAAAGTTCCCTCCGTTAGTTATTCTCGCACGCTCGGTTGCATTTGTCCCAAAAACTAAGCCGTGATTCGTATATGTTCTTAAAACAGCAGTACCGCCCCCCGCATAATATTGTCCAGTAACCCCACCATTATTACCATGTAAATTTAATACAGCATAACTAGTTCCGCTCGCTGTATTTTTTAAGTTAATCCCTGCCCCTGCTCCTGATGTAACCGCCATTTCCATATCCAATACTGCATATTGGCTAGGGTTTTTTCCTATTCCTAGCTTCCCACTAATTTTTGCGTTCCCATTGACATCCAATTTTTCAGTGGGGGCGTTACTTCCTATTGCAACATTCCCACCAAGATATTGAATAAATAAATCTTTTGCTGAACTTGTCCCCCAGTCGTAACCATATATTTTAGGCACGCCATTACTTGCACTTACCCCACAAACAACATTAGACCCTGAATCCCCTGTGGATATAAAACCTACCGATTCTAACCCCCCCGATGTTGGTATGCTTGACCCCAAATTACCATTAACTTTTAACCGATTAGACATCTCAACATTACCGCCATCTTCAACAAAAATCCCATTCCCCCCATCATCGTGCAATTTTAATCCATTAAGATTTTTAGCCTTAATTTCACTTGTAGTCATTTTGGTTGTAATATCTACATCGCCATTATCGGCCACTGTAACACCTGCGGTACCAGCATTGTTCATCATGGCGATACCACCAACGTCTCTAGCACGAATGCCCTCAGTACCTATGTATTGCCCAGAATTTTGTGTAAATGAGTTTAACGGATTTGTGCCAACATTAGCATCTACATAAGTTTTTATAGCTTTAGCACTCGCCAACGTGTCATCGTTTGCACTTACAGTTGTTAAGTCTGTATCTAACACACCAGTTTTTAAGTTATCAACTTCTAAATTGCTAATCGTTGTATTGTCGGCATCTATTGCCGGGAGGCGAGCTTCTGCTATTGTACCGCTTGTGAGATTACTGGCGTCTTGGCGTTTAGTATCCAGTTCGTCAATGGCCGCTTTAACGGTGCCAGAGGT